ACCACCGAAATACCCTAAAAGAAGATGCAAGTAGCTGTTTTGGGCAAGCGTGCGGTTAGGTAGTTTCTTTTTCACTTCCACCACCGCACGTTCACTAAATAGCTTGTTTACATACTCCTTGAACTTGGGTATTTCATAATGATTTGATAAATTAAATATCATTTTTCTTTTTCCAAATATAGCCACCAGCCGTTTTCCTTTTGCCGAGCGTACAAGCATTGATACTTGATGCAGCAACTTGTGTTTCAAGAGAAGCCACTTTTGCACTTTCAAATTCAGCTATATAATTCATTTGTAATCCAAATTGCACAACTGGAATTGAATGAGTTATAGACATCTTTCTTTTAGAAAAACTTGAATGCTTTTTATTATACATTGGATGTTTTTCCCCTTTTCGGCTCATTGACATTCGTTTTTTAGTTTCTGCATTGATAACTTTACCTTTAGCAGATTTACTAAAACGGCTTTTAGTAATAGGATTATTATTGTTTTCCGTGCGAGTTACCCACCTTAAATTACAAACATTATTATCCGTTCTAATTCCATTAATGTGGTCTACCTCTGGTTTATTAAATGGATTGGGGATAAAAGTTTCTGCAACAATTCGATGTAACAGTCTTTTATCTTTTCTCAAAGTAACATAAACATATCCGTTCTTTACTCCAACATTTGGAGTAAGCACCTTATTAGGATTCCGAACTTTACCTGTATTAGAAACTTGATAATATCCATTATACCCTTTTACTGTTTTCCAAATCTCTTCCATATCATTCTTCAAGTCGAACAACATACGCTAAAAAGGCAAATCGTCCTTTACATTGCCATTAACATCAACCGGAGGCGGGAAATTCTGTGGCTGTTGCTGATAGGTCGACTGTGGCGCTGGCTGTTGTACCGATGTTGTTTGTTGGGATTGCGATACACCACCACGCGCATCTATTTTGTAGCACCGAATAGATGCCATACGTTTGAGTTCTCCGTCTTGATTCGTCCAAGAACGCCCTTGTAAGACAAACGATACAGTAACAACATCACCCTGATTAAAGCGGTCAAGTTCTGCACACTTATCGCCTGAAAACTCTAAGGGAATAACATTCTCATACTCGCTACGCTCTCCCGTATAAGGGTCGTAAGTAGTAGCATCTAAAATAAACTCCCGTTTTGTAAATGAGGAACCACCGTTTTTGGATGGTATTTGAACGGTTTGTCCAATTTCGATTATCCGTCCGGTTATTTGGTTTGCCATTAATTTTCTCCTCCAAAAATCTTTTTATCGGTTATAAGTTCTCTGTTTTCTTCCAAAAACCGGATAAATTCCTCACAATGATTAGTAAGAATAGGAATATCACGTTCAGGATTGAAAACGTATGTTTCTGTATAGGTATCTACCACATAACCGCCTTTGTTGAACTCCACAATGTTATACTCAAATGTCCGTACATCAGAACCGTTCTTCATTAAAGCGTATGGATATACTAAATGCTGGTGGTGATCTTTGAACTTTCCCACGGTATAACTACCGGTTGTTTTGATGTCGTGAACACTGGTAGGCATCAGTTCGTCAATCAGACCATAAACCAATACACTACCGTATGCAGTAGGCAAGATGGCTTCTACTCTTTGTTGGGTTAATGCTCCTTTGTAGTAGTTGGCAAACTCGCGGCAAAGGTCAATGTGAAAAGTGAAAGTGCGATTGTTGTAAACAGCTTTTATCCCGTAAAGTTTTCCGTCATCGTGATATGCCTTGCTAATTTCCATTATAGAAGATTTACGGTTCTCAATCATACAATCAATGATTTCATTGAAAGCCGTACCACGGTCTGCCGCTTCGCTATCGAATGGCTTGCGGTTAATCCGGTCTATCAGTTCTTGAAACTGTTGTTCGTGAAATTCTTCAGGAGTATGGGGTGGATTTTCTGACCACCCCCAGTACTTATCCCAAATCACATCACTATTCAGATATGCCCCAAAGGCATCAAGAAGCGTTGCGTAAATACGATATTTAGGCTGCTGGTTCATATTTCTTTTCTGAATTAAGTTTCAGATTCAAAGACTTCGCTTTGTTAGCTACCAACTTTGCCGCCATTTGCTTTGAAGAACCAACGTGCTCAAAGTTATCTATTTGCGCGATAAAATTATTGGCAGATTCCGCATCCGTAATAAGTTCGATCTGTTCTTTTATCTCTTCAATAACTTTATCATACTTTTCCTGTGCCTCTTTCTTGGCAGCAAGCATACCCAAATACGAATTGATTATCTTGGCGGTGATAAAGTCGTTCTTTGCGGTTGGATTAGCATTCTTGTCAAGGATGGTAGGAACTTCCATCACTGAAGGAAGATTGCAAGTATTCTTACCGTCATTTCTTGAAGTTGGGTCAAAAGTGATGGTACGTCTTTGGACGCCTCTTTCGCTTTTCATTTCAAGATAACCGAGCAAATCCAGTTCAGTAACGATAGAGTTGTAGGATTTTTCACGCAAGGCAGGGATAAACACCGTATCATCACCTTCTTTTCTTGTGTCGCGATGGGCAACGAAAATGATGTGCTTGTTAAGCCCCGAAAGTGTTCGTGTCATCCATGAAAACTCCGCATTGATACCGCTCCAATCCTTGATAGACGGTTGGCGGCTGCCACATTTATAAGTAATGATGAAATCCATCATCTTGCCAATGGTATCTACCACGATTGTCTGATAGGCAGACAAATCCTCCTGCAAGACCTGTTGAACATCACTCCATGAAGTGACCTGTACAGTATCTATGTTTTCCAAATGCGCCATATTCATACGCTTAACGCCATTATCGAAATCCAATAATAACGGTTTCGGTGCGCTCAATGCCACTGTTGATTTTCCCATACCAGCCTGACCGTAAATCATCATCTTTACAGTGGTAGGAATTACTAATTCATTTGATTTTTTAATAAGACTCATAATCGTAAAATTTAAAGGGTTTATATTACTTTCATTCTATTCAAAAATCTGTTGATCGACTCCAAATTGTACCAAATCATTTTTCCATCTTTGGCAAATGAAACCTGGGCGTTATTCCTAAGTTTATCAAGGTAATCAACGCTACACCCCAAATAAGCCATCGCTTCATCCTTATTAAGCCAAAGTTTCTGTACGGATTCAACCTTTCCTCTTTTCATATCATATCTTTCAGAAATTCTATTTTCTCTTCTCTAATCCGTCTTGCCCTACGCATATCCGAATGGAAATCCTGATAAAACGTAATTGAAAACACACATAATAAACAACAGGCGATAACAGAACGGGCTATTGGTGGGAAATCCATAGTGAATTTCATGCCAGCCAGACGCTCATATAGCATGGTCGCCAGTTCTCTTCCATTTCTTACATGAAGAATCTCAAAAGCCTTCTGCAACTGGTTGTTTATCGTGCTCACAGCCCTGCATTTCAAATCGGCTATTTCCTTCTTCTCATACCCTTGTGCATACATTCGTGCCGTAATCTCGCATTCAGGTGTAAGTTCATTAAAAACTCTCTTCATAATCGTGCAAGTCAGCTGATTAATAATTGCGGATAACCTCAATATATCCGGCTTCCCTGTTAGTGTCCACCGAATACAAAGTTTGCTCCTTGTCTATTATCCGATCAATCCTTGCCAGCCTGTTAAGATCAGCGGTACACCTGCGAAGCTGTCCGGCAAGTTTGTCGCTAAAGTCAAAGCTGATTCTGTCATTCTTCTTTTTCAGCTTTTTCTTGATTTCTGTTCTTTCTTTCAGTTCTTTTGCCATAAGAGTAAAATTTAATTAATGATTCGTGGATGGTAAGGGAATCGAACCCCTCTCAATCGTGCCAATTGTTTGCGCAACACGAAGCTCTAACCGATAAGCTAACCATCCGATTAAAAAAGGTGCACTATCCTCACGGACAGCACACCCAGTACAAACACAATATAAAACACGAATATCTAATCTATTATCAGAACAATGCTTTTAACCGCGTTCTTGAAATGATCAAACTTCCGGTTCAAATCACTCCAAGATTTATACCATGTATTTTTCTCTTCAGCTAATTTCTCGTTAGCCTCTTCCAGTTCCTGCACACGCCTTACTAAATCTTCATGCGTCATGCCTCTTAATTCTTCCACTGTCATAATCGTATAAATTTAAAATGTCGTTAAAAAGGTAGGAGTCGAACCTACTTCTTGTAAGCTAAATGAATATATAAATTAGAATATAAGTTAATACCAACAATTAATCGCTTACACGCATTCCAACAATGCTACTTCATAAATTACCGCCCAGCTGGTTTACAAGGTGATTGTGCACTCATCCCCATGCGCCTTGTGCCGGATTATAGGACTACTTTTTAGTGGTCTGTTTTAAGTTCTCTATAAGTTATTCTCATGAGCGACACACACCCTACACATATAACACTCATTATAGTGATAGAGAATATTTTCATAGGACTGTAAGTAGTAATAGCCCCGTAAAGCATACCGGCAGCACATATACTAACCAATATAGATAAAACGAATTGGATTGTTTTCATAATCGTATAAATTTAAATAAGTATCTGTACCCTAATCGAATAGCAGAACCTTATTTCAGTTCAGTACAGACTATAAGACCTTTCAGCGATACTTGTGCCTAACCAAGCATACTCACCACGCTAAAGACAAATTGGCGTGCTGAAAGTAAAAATCATTTCAACTTCGTGGCTTTACCACCATCAGACATATACAACCATTCGCCCATTGTCGGCTTATCCTCGGTTGCTATCGGTGTCAATTCCGTTCCACTTGCACCCACCACTATCCACCATCACTGGCTTCGCTTACGTGCCTTCGCAGAAATATATCTTTTTATCGTATCAATATGTCAAAGAACCAATCAATAGTACCCTACCCGATTCTCGCTATCGGTTGCCGTTCAATCCGTCTGTAGGGCTGTCGTGCGTTGCATAATCGTGTATTATGCGTATCGGCTGATACCTTGTACCCGGCATAGAGCATCGTAGTCCATGCCATCATCTTCACAAGTTTCAAAACCTTTTAAGGCATCTTCCAAACTGTCTATCTCATCCGTTATCAACTGGATAGCTTCTTTTTTGCTATCAGCATTGAACATCAGGCAGACAGCCTCTTCATCATTGTTATGGGCAGCCTCTAAATCTTTATAAAGGCTATCCAACTGCTGGTTAATCGTGTAAGCATTCATATCCATATCTTTTATGCGATTGACATCAGATTAGCTTTTTTGAAGCATCTGAATTCTTGGCGTTCAGTATCATAGTAAGTCTGGACGGTATCATTCTTTTTTCTGTTGTCAGTACCAGTGATGGCAGGCATCAGCTTTTCATTTAGTGTACCGTATGCCTCACGAACGGAACCATCCACTTTTTTGAAGTAGAACTTCACTATCTTCTTTTTCATCTCACCTTTCAGTTTCAAATTAGCCCAAGCGACCTTCATTGCTTCGCTCATGGTGTAGCCATTACGCTTAACGAACTGCCAAGCAAGGCTCATTACTTCGTGTAAAAATTCTCTTGTTCTCATAATCGTGTATTTTAATATGTTTATACTATTTGAAATCTGAATTAATCTTCGTTTCTTTGTATCAGTTTAATTTGATAATGCAAATATACTATCAATTTTGATATGGCATATCATTTTTGATTATTATTTGTGTTAATAATATCTAATTTGATTAATCTAAAATGATAACATTAAGACAAATAATTAGAAATCAAGGCGTTACAAATAAAGTAATAGCTGATGCGTTAGGCATAGAATCTACCAATATAGGTAGATATGATGATTTATCTAAAAGAAGACTATCAGAATTGATAATCATATCTAAAGCCTTGGATATGTCTCTAGGCGATCTTGTCCAACAGGCAATGGCTGATGAGATTGAACTAGGAGATGTTACGATTATCAATAAGCCTAAATATATAGAAAAGATAGATGAAGAAGGCATAATTAATCTATATGACATTGAGGCTGCCGCAAATTTGAAATCTCTTTTGGTGAACAAAGACCAAAACATACTAGGAAAGATAAGTATCCCCAACATACCGAAATGTGACGGTGCTGTATATGTCAAAGGAGATTCTATGTATCCTTTATTGAAATCGGGAGATATTATAGCTTATAAAGAAGTTCCCGTAGAAATCCAACACATTTTTTATGGGGAAATGTATTTGGTTTCAATAGATGTAGAAGGTGAAGAATATCTAACTGTAAAATACATAAATCAATCTGAAAAAGGAGGTGATTGGATTAAGTTGGTAAGTTACAATCAGCACCATCAACCCAAAGATTTTCCTTTGGCATCAGTTAAGGCACTAGCTTTAGTAAAACTAAGCATTAGGATGAATACGATGAAATAAACGCCATGAGTTTCAACCAATACACATGGGACCTATATAAACAGACCACAATCGGAATAGAGATGATAAAATACTTTTCCGATGCGGGAGGATATGTTTTATTCAAGGATTATTGTCCGTACGCTAATTTCATACCAGAAGATTTATATAACGATTGGTTGGAGAATATATATTGCTACGGTGTATCAGATTATGACCATCCCAGCTCATTGGAAGAAGCAAAAGATTTATACATTTCACTTATCACATTAGGCATAAGGGTAGAAGGGCAACAATGGCTTCCTGCTAACGACTTCAAGAATATGCTTGGGATTATCCAGCCGATGTCCTATGTCTTATCACAGTTCGCCCCAGAATATTTCTTCCCGTACCTGTTCCTTTGCCGAATATTCGAGCTGAATAAAATAGCGGATTTCTTTAACATAGACCTCCCCAATATTCCCAAAAGAACTGATTACAAAGGAAGGTGCATGTATTATTGGGAACTTTGCGAGGTGTTTTATTTGTTCAGAAAAGAAAATGGACTATCTCCAGCAGATCTATGGTCTTTCCTATACGACTTCGCACCCAATAATCTCCCAAGCGAGAAAATAGACATGCCCAAACCGTCACAAGTCTGGTTCATTGGCGGCAGGTTATACCAAGAAGATAAATCCTTAGAATCGAAATTCTGGCAGTCAAGCCCCGAAACAAAGAAAGGGGATATTCTTGTTCATTACGAAACGTCCCCAATCAGTGCAATCACTTGCATAGAGACATCGCTTACGGATGGCGTAATAGACCCTCTATTCCGATACTACGGGTGTATCTATATTGGGAATAGAATAAATATTCCTCACATTACTTTGAAAGAACTACAAACTGATGAATATTTTTTCAAACACCCACTTGTTAGAAAAAACTTTCAGGGAGTAAATGGTTGGTCGGTTAACAGTGAGAACTATTCAGAGTTACTTCGGATGATAAAAACAAAAGGATTTGATATAGAGGTTTTGCCAAAATTGTATGCCCCAACCTTGCCCAAAGACGTAATTATAGAGTACGAACATGATGTAGAACAGCAATTGCTGGAACCATTGCTTAACTCTATGGGATGGTATGAAAACAAAGACTTCATCCGGCAGTTACCAATCCAAGCAGGGAGAGGACATAGGATATTCCCAGATTATGCGTTACATTATGGCAATAAACCAAATGAGGAAAGGGCAAAAGTGTTGATTGAAGCCAAGCTGTGTATGAGGAATAACAAGGAAAGAGAAGAAGCATATTTGCAAGCGCGCTCATACGCCCGATTACTTAATTCTTCTGTGATTGTTTTATGTGATAAGGATTACCTGATTGTTTATGAGAAAAAAGACAGCTTCGACCGGGACAGATACAAGAAATACTGTTGGGGAGATTTTGAGAATCCAGATACTTTCAACGAATTAAAGAACAAACTAAATATTTGA